AGTTGAGTGTTTATCCGGCTGGCGTAAAGCAAGCGAGAATATTGAAGTTAGGAGTTAATGACGGAAAGACTTCTTTAATTGCAAGTCCTTGCGTTGTCAAAAGCTTATCGTTTAGACCGTTGGATGAGTTTCAGCAGCAGTCCTCTGATACTTGCATTGCACTTTATGTTTACGACGGGGATACGGTTATTATGAAATTCCCTTTTATCGGCCCTCAGTATTTATCAACAAATGTCGCCATCTTGATCCCTGCTGACGGCCTTAAGATAAATACCTCGCTTTCTTTTGAAGTGGAAAAACTTGATGGAACTGTAGACCCCGTAAGTCTTAACTTTACGAGCCTAAGGGTTGCTTACCAGCAATAAGAATTATGAAATCAACCGATGTACAAAGTGTTTTCTATAATTCTCGCGCTACCCCGACTACCAAGCACAAGCTTGTAGACATTGGGAATAGCGGTTCTTGTAGAGTTTTTTCTGTAGTTTGGTGCCCTTATCAGATAGCTTCTGGTGATAAACCTGTAATAGAGCTTTGGGAAGGTGATCCCGATAGTGGGGGCACGAAAATTTACGAAGACGGATGCCATGTCGGAGCCGGATCAACAGGCGGTGCATACAACAGCGATCAACCGTGGATTAACTTTGAGCCGTTTCCATCTCATTACTACCTTTTTAAAGATGACGTTTGGGTTGTAGGTGGAGCAAATACTTATGGCATTAACAACGTCACAATTACCTATCAGTTGGGTGGCTAAAGATGTCTTTAGGCTATTGCCAAGTTTCTACAGTCAGCTTAAACCCATCGGTTAATGACAGGCAGTTGATTGATTCAAGCATTCCGTCACGCATAAAGCTTGTAGGTTTTAGTGTAGGCATGACTAGGGTTGCTTCTTTAGCTCCTATTTCGACGGTTCAAAGATTTAAACTTTTTGACGGTTCTTCTTCTGATCCATTCTGGACGATTCCATTTCCTAGACCAATAGCTGAAGCTATCGCTTACCAACCTTCACTTTTTGTAGTAACCGACGATTCGTACTTAGAAATTGAAAACGGTTTAAACTACGAAGTGACAACTGATGGACTGGCTGATGCGAGTAACCCGTTTCTAGTGAATGTTTTTTACATAGGCTAATCATGCGTCAATATTACAAAAGCACAAGCAAGTCTGTGTATCACGAAACAGCAGCGGGTGGAAGTGCGCTGGATAGCTCTACCACCATTGCGCCCTCAGGGACTCGTGTTTGCCTTAGGAGTTTTGAGCTTTCTAGCGGTGCTCCTCACTATCTAAATACAAATATTAGGCAGGTGATTCCTGCCTTTGTCTACTTTGAAAAAATGGATTCTTCAAATACTGAAGTTCTCAAAATGCCCATCGCTTTTGGAGGAAAGGGTGCGATTGTAGGTCTAGGAGGGGGTTCGTTGGTCCCCTCTAGTTTTATGACTATCCCAGGGCCAGGGATTCTTTTTGACGATGGAATGAGAGTAAGGATTACTATGCCAGCCAACCCTGGGTCTAATGGCCCAATCTTTGCGCTAGTCAATGTGGTGTACTCAATATGACAGAAGATTATACAAATATCTGGTCAAGCACAGATCCATACAACGATGGCAGCGCCTCTGGTACTCAGATAATTAGTGGGCGCGTTAGGGTTCATGCGTTTTGGGTAGTAAACGGCGGATCGGGTTTATTTCAATCAGATGATGCTCATACGCTTTCTAGGCCCATGTCTTTACGATCTAGCTCTGGTGGATCAAAACTTTACGAAGTTGCTTTTCCTAACTCTAGCCGATCGACTCAATCAGGGGCTCAGTCTTTTTTCCCGTACCAGCACAGATTTGGTGGCAACGGTATTCTATTTGAAAATGGAGTTTGGTTTTCTGTAGACGCAAACGACCAGACTGGATCATCGACGGCAAGCCCGTCATCCTTTGTTGCGGTTCTCTACACAGGCGGGAAAAACACCTAATGTCTCAGATATCCCCTACGACTTTCTGGGCCTCCCTTGGCATCGTAGCTTCTGCCATCGGGGGCCTTTTTACTATGCAGATTTCACATGCCGGGGAAAACGGCCATAGCTCTACAGCGAATCAGGCCGAAGTGTCTGAGGTAAAGATTAAGATTGAACGCATTGCGACTGAGGTGAATCACAACCGAGAGTTGCTTGGTGATCTGAAGACTGAGCTAAGGGATCTCCGGGCAAATCAAGCGGAGAACAGCGAAGAGATATTGGAGGCCATCCGTGGCAACTAGCGGAACATTCGCATTCAACCCGGATATCTCTGAGCTTATAGAAGAAGCTTACGAGCGGGCTGGCCTTGAGCTTCGCAGCGGATACGACCTCCGCACTGCTCGGCGCAGCCTCAACTACCTTCTTCTTGAGTGGCAGAACAGAGGGATCAACCTCTGGACTGTCGAACTTTACGCCACGCCGATTGATCTTGTTAAGGGTCAGGCTAGCTATGGCATTGACATTGACACTGTCGCCCTGCTCGACCTGATGCTTCGCACTGATGACGGCGTAGCTAACAGCCAGACTGACTTTCATCTCAGCAGAATCTCTGAGCCGACGTACTCGAATATCCCGAACAAGCTGACTCAGGCACAGCCTCTTCAGTATCTCTACAACAGGGTCGGGATTAAGGATCATGATCCGACGACAGGGAATGACAAGGTTTCGACGATTACCCTGTGGCCTATCCCTGACAAAGACTCGACCTACAAGATCTACTATTACCGGATCAGACGTATGGCTGACGCGGGCAACCTAGCTTCCAACACAATGGACGTTCCTGACAGGTTCATCCCGTGTCTTGTTGCTGGCCTTGCCTACCACATTGCAGTCAAGAAGCCGGAGGCAGCGTCCAGAGTCCCGCTTCTCAAGTCTGCTTATGAAGAACTCTTCCAGCAGGCTGCGGAAGAGGATCGAGTCAAGACTTCTGCCCGGTTTGTGCCGGATCTGCTGAATCGATAATGGCTAGACCCTACGCATTAGGAAAGCATGCGTTTGGATTCTGCGATATCTGCGGGTTCAGATATCCGCTTCATGATCTTAAGTCTGAAGTTATGAACATGGAGAAGACTGGGATCATGGCATGCGAAGAATGCTGGAGCCCGGACAATCCTCAGACCCAGCTAGGTCGGCATCACTTCGATGACCCGCAGGCTCTCCGCAACCCCAGACCTCTTGGTGGTATTAGCGGCAGAGATCTTCCGGCTGCTTACAGGTGGGACTTTTCTACAGGCGTAGCTCAGACTAGTCCGACTAGAATTGATGGGTGGTGGACTAGTGGTGGCGCTATCACATGGAACTCTTCTTCACAGACTCTTAATCTAGTTTCTGACCCAGTTTATGCCTCTGCTGGGGATCCTTTTCTTCAAATAGGATACAACCAGAATGCTGCAAACGAATGGTTGAGTATCAATTCTTCAACTTATAAGTTTGTAGTGAGTTCCTTTAAAGTTAATAGGTTTCCTGATTTTGAAGCCGATGACAGGTTCTTTCAGGATTTTCAAGGTGATCTCTTCTGGACAACGGAGACAGACCCCGGCCCTGATTCTGACTATCCTTGGTCTACTAACTCAATGCAGAGATCTCAGTACAGACCTATTTTCACGAATGTCCAGCCTTCTGATGGCTTTTCTTTATCAAACAAGAATATGGCTAGTGAGTTTAAAATTGTTTGGGATATGAGTAGTAACCCAAGCTGGTCTGGCACTATCACTGGTTTAAGATTGGACTATTTTGATTCAAGAAACAGTGAAAGCAATGTACCCGACTATGACGCTGGCGACATTGACATTAACTACATAGAGGTTGTGGCTTTCCACAACCCGAATCTCTAGGAGAGAGCAATGCCCAAGGTAGGAAAGAAGCACTTCGCGTATACGCCTGAGGGTCTCAAGGAAGCTGAGGCTCACGCTGAGAAGACCGGCCAGAAGGTCGAGAAGATGCAGAAGTATCAGGTTGGTGGACTTGTTAGCAAGAGTGGAGGCAAGCCTCAGCGTGTAAAGACGCGAGGCACTGGTGCAGCTACTCGCGGAACGCACCACTACACCGTGGGCGGCTCTAACAAGTAATGGCTCTCAAGACGTACTCAGAGATGAGTACTGCCATCCAGCAGTACTGTCAGAACTCAGAGACAAGCTTTGTCTCTAATATCCCGAACTTCATCATCTCGGCAGAAGACAAGATCTTTGCTGCTGTGGATCTTCCTTCCAAATGGAAGAGTGAAGATTCCTTGATGACTGTTCAGGATCAGGCTGAGTACCAGCTTGAGAATGGTGCAATTGATGTTCTGTCTGTGCGTATCACAGAGAATGTCGTTGCATCACAGTCTGTCGGTGTTGAGTTTGGCCCGGTCAGGTATCTCTTGCAGAAGGACTACGACTTCATGCTAGAGGCGTACCCCGGCAGTAGTACTGCGATTACCTCTGGTGTTCCCAAGTACTATGCAATTTCTGATGCCAAGGTGAACTCTTCGGAGCCAGCTTTGGATATCAGGCTGGGTCCGATCCCCAGTGCTGCCGACCATCAGATGACTATTACCTATTACGGTAAGACTTCTTCTGATTCTCTGACTACTTCCCCGTCTTCGACTGACGGAACGTGGCTTTCTGTCATGTTCCCCGATGTTCTTCTGTACGGGTCTTTGGTTCAAGCGTACACCTATATGAAGGGTTCGCCTGACATGATCCAGTGGTACGAGAAGCAGTTCACGGATGGTGTGATGCTTCTTAAGAACTTGTCTGAGAACAGACTTAACCAAGACGACTACCGACCGAGGCCGATTTCGGCCCCTCCGGTTCCGCAGGGCTAAACAATGCCGACTACTTATTCATCTAATTATCAGATCAAGCTCATTGGAACTGGCGATGAAGCCGGTACTTGGGGTGATTCGACTAACCAGAATCTCCAGAGGATTGAGCAGGCTTTGGGCCAGTCACTGAGCATTGACCCTGCGAATGCTCCCACAGGCTCTACATCTGCTTCTTCTGGAAACAGTTGGACGATGGTTTGGATCACCACTGATACTGCGGATGCGCCTAGTGGTGCTGGCAGTGAGGGTCGGGCAAGGTTTGTTGATTTTGAATCTTCAACGGTTGCGGATAACACAACTGTCCAGATCAGAGGTTCCGTAAGCACTGAGTACCCTGACCGGGTTTACCTTGTAAAGAACTCTCTTAATGGAGGGCACGACCTTATCCTTAATGCTGGGTCTGGCTCCGACTACACCGTAAAGAATGGTGCGTATGCACTTATTGTTGCTCATGGGTCTGCGGCTGACGGGTCTACGCTAACAGCCGAGACTGTCCTGAATGCTCTTTCTGAACTTCAGGTTGATAATCTCTTATTCCCTGCTGCTGCGGATATAACTCTTGAGGACAACGTCGCTGCTGCTCTTGAGATTAAAGGCCCTAATGCAAATCAAGAGTTCATTAGGTTTGATACTTCTAATGACCACTTAGAGTTAGCTCCGGGTAGTGGTATTAATACTGTCGAGATTGACGCAGAGACAATTGATATCTCAAGCCAGAACACCGACCTTAGTATCAGAAATGGTCAGACTGAAGCGTTTGAGATATTTCAGGGTACGAACAGCTACCTAAAGTTTGATACCAGCGGTAAGAAAATCGTTGTTGGTGATGAAGCTTCTGATGTTGAAACCCTAGATATCAGCACTGACACCATCAGGGTGGCTAACCAAGCTACCGACCTCAGACTAAACGCTGGTTCTTCTACTGCTCTGACCGTTTCTGACAGCAACGGAACAATCCTCACTGTCGATACTTCAAGTGAGCCTGAGAAGATCATCACTGCTTCAACCACCGAGCTTGAGGTTCTGGGCACACTAGACGTAGACGGCACTTCCGACTTCAGTGCAACTTCAAACTTCTCCGCGACCGCAACCTTCTCCAGCGTAGATATCAATGGTGGTGCCATCGACGGGACTAACATTGGTGCCGCGAGCACTGGAACTGGGAGGTTCTCTTCCCTTGAATCCACCGGGACAACGGACGGCGTCCACCTTAGTTCGGCAGATTCTTATGCCAGCTTCGGTGCCACTGCTGGTTCAGGTGGGCACGGGGTTAGGGATAACTCTGGAGTTCTTGAGGTAAGAAACACTAACAGTGATGCATGGGGCCAGCCTTACCATGTAGGAATGGTCAGTGGTCAGGGCGCTTATTTCAAGTCTGCTGCAAACTTGGCACTTGGGACAGGAAACCTCGCAGTCAATGTTGCAAGTCAGGAGGCCCATTCGCTTGGGTCTGTTCCGAGAATCATACAAGCAAGACTAGTTTGCACTTCTACTGATAATGGATATGCCGCAGGCGATGAGGTTTTCCCTCCGACTTTTGAATTAAATAACACAGGTTTTACTTTCGGTTGCAATACAGATTATGTGTTCTTTAATACTGGCAGTGTGGGTCTTATCTACCTTCCTCCTAAAACTGGTGGTGGTCAGGTTGCTTTGACTCTTTCAAGATGGGACTTGTTCCTTCATGCCTGGGCTTGATTTAAAATGCCCCTAACTAAGCTCCAAATACCTTCTGGAATTATTCGCGACTCCACCAGCTATGCGGCTGGTCCGCGATGGTATGACTGCAACAATGTCAGGTTCCGTGGTGGGTACGCCGAGTCTATTGGCGGTTGGGCTAGGGATGAGACATACACCCTTCAAGGTATAGGCAGGGCTTGCTTCAGTTCTAGAGATTACTCTGGAAATCTCTACATGTTCGTGGGTACGAACTGGAAGTTCTATGTGATTGTTAGTGGTGTTCCTTACGACATCACCGCTGTCGATGCAGCAGTAGTGGATGCAAGTGGGATCTTTTCAAGGACTCAAAATTCAGAGTTCCTCAAGGTCAGCATTACCGGACACGGTAGATCTGTAGATGACTGGATCAACTTCACAAACATCACGGGTACTGTTGATACGACTATCACGAACTCAATCCTGACTCAGGTTGACGGTTTCCAGATCACTGAAGTCGAGGATTTGGACAACTTCTACATTAGAGTTATTGACCAGACGACTGGTTTGCCTGTTGAAGCTTCTGATGTCACTCAGACTGGGCTTGGCGGCACTGTCACATACAGGTACAGAACCCAGTCAGGATCTAACGCGCAGACAACTGGAAACGGTTGGGGCACTGGTGATTGGGGAGGGCTGTCCCCATCTAGAGATTGGGGTGACCCTTCGACTTCTCCGGTGCTGACAGGTGAAGCAAGACGTGTCTACATCGATAACTACGGTGAAGACATCATGTTCTGCAACTCCGGTGGGCCTCTCTACTACTGGGATGTAAGCGCGTATACCGTTAATGGAATCCCTGGCTCTGGTGGGACATTCGATATCGGTGACTTTGTTCGTGAGATAAACGACACGAACTTCTCGGGCGCTTCAGATCCGCCCACTATTTTGGACAGCTTTCTTATCAGTAAGAGAGACGGTAGCTGCGTAGGCTTCGGCGCTAACGACATCGGCGGCACTGACCAGAACTCATTGCTTGTAAGGTGGTCTGATCAGAACAACCCGTTTGATTGGACGCCTACTCCGACCAACACTGCTGGTGGTCAGGTTCTCAGAGTGGGTAGCCGTATCGTTGGTGGTGTCTCCACTAAAGATGAGGTGGTGATTTTTACTGATTCCGCCGTCTACTCGATGAGATTCATTGGGCCTCCTGATGTTTTCTCATTCTCTCTGATCTCTCAAAACGTAGAAATCCTCTCCCATAAGACTGCTGTCGATGCGGCTAGTTCTGTCTTCTTTATGGGTAA